ATCCAATACGCTGCACTGCACATATAACCGCCCGTATAGGCGACGGTAGGTTTTTGCAAACTGCGAATAACGCTGGCAAGCTCCTCAGTACCTGAAACCATTCCGCCCCCGCTATCGATGTCCAGCACGATAGCGGTAACGGCTTGGTGCGATTCCAGAGCTTCTAACAGCGAAATTATATATTGAGTGCCTATATATCCGTAAGAGGTGTATTTGACGATGGGCTGTTTGAGTTCAACCACTACGGGGAAGCTGTCGCGCCCTTGTTGCAAAGAGGCGTTGCGCTGCTCAAAATCATAGCGATAATACTCTTCATACCAATGCGAACTCTCTAAACCTACTTTGCCCTTGCGATAGGCTAAGAGGAGTTCGGGGAATATTCCAGTGAGATAATTATAATTGATTGAAAACAACATATTTTAGGTGTTAGGGGTTAGAGTCTGAACCCTGATGATGATGCAAAATTATTGCAAAGGCGGGGTAAAGAAAAGGACACGGAATTTTTCGGTTATCTTACTGATATTAGGGAAGATGATAGTTTGCCCTGTAAGGGTAACTATATAGGTGTCGGAGCCTTTGCCGTTATCAACTATATTGTCGTCGATAGTGAGGGTGAAAGGCTCGCGGGCGTTGCCTACTACCAGCATTTCCTGCTCCGATACCAGGGCAACCACATAACGGCGTTGCTTGTGAAAGCCGATGAGCTTTTTGCGGGTGTCCTTAGACAAATCGTAGATAGGCAAGGAGACTTGTATATCGAAGTAATCGTTGTGGTTTTGCTGTTTGATGCTCACCTTGCGGTTATAAGGCGCGGGGTTATGCAGATCGATACGCAACAGATAGCTATTTTCATTGGGGGTAAGAGCGCGCATATTCTGATTGAAACTGAAAGAATTAGCCTCAAACAAGAGCACGTGAGATATTTCGCGCGTGAAGGATTCGGGGAGGTTGCAGAGTTCCATACTAATTTGGTGCGAGCCGCACGGGCTATTTATCAATTTGATGCAAAAGTAGGGCGGTTAGGAGTACTAAGAAAGGACGGTTGGGAGGTAAGAGATAAGAGGTAAAAGCTAACGGGAGGCGTTGTGTGGTAAGGGTTTGCGGGGTGTTTTAGGGGGGGGTGGCTGTATGTTGCCTGTATGGTGGCTGTAGTGAAGCTAAGGGAGGACTGTGGGGTGGCTGTGGGGTAATAAAAAAGGTAAAATACTGTTTGTTAGCCTTTTACCTTTTGTTTTTAGTAAGGGACAGGTTTAGAAGTTTTTTATTCCAATTTTTCTATATTTCTCAGTTTTTCGAGGTAGAAATCGTGTATTCGTTGGAAGTCTTCATCGGTAAACTTGTTATCTCTGAGTCTCATTCGCTTGTGTGTCGCTGCTGATGTACTCTTCTGAATTGCTCTTGCTACCTTGCTATCGGATAGTTCTAATTGCTGAATGATGTATATTACTTTTTCGTGTGGTGTCATTGTTGTTCTTGTGTTATCATATTAGTGTTATACCATTGCCACGCTTCATCTAAGAATTGTGTTTCGGATATTTCAGGGGCTAATTCCCCTCCTGTTATCTTTACATTATTCTGAATTATTATGAGGTTGAACTTCTCATATTCATTGAATACGTATAACTTCTGAGGCTTGCTCTTTAATTCTCTGTTAAAAACTATCTGCTGTGTGCGCTCTCTAATTACCAATATCAGAGATAAATAGAGAGGTGAGTAGATAAAGTGAAAACCATTGGGCAATTGGTCAGGCTCTGGCTGTAATGCCAATAAGAATTTTGGCATTTTTAGTTCAAAAAGTTTTTCGTTATCCATATATTTTGTATTTTTGCACCTCATTTCTAAGGGTGTTAAATCGTTAGACTTGTTTTAATTTTACAAAGTAAAGCCCCTAATGTAATGTTAGGGGCTTTTAATTTATCTAATAAAGCGATACTTAGGCAAGAAATTGCGACTACCCCCTATTTTGAATTTACTAACCATTTCGCCATAATAGTTAATAGGTTCATCAAGGCTAATTGTGGTAACATTGCGCCCATTGTAATCATATTGGTGCGCACTGTAACCTACTGACATATTGGGTAATCGCCATACCCCCCAATTCATAGAATTAAGATAATACAATATTCTACTGAGGTTATCTACATTAGCCTCGAATACTTTACCCTCTTTAATTTCATTTTCAAGGGCACGAAAGTCTGCTTCTAAATCTTGCTTTTCTTTCTCATTCTGAATTTTCTTTGCTTCGTGTTTTCTCTTGCAGAAATTGCAGAATTTAGTGTACGCTTCATCCAGATTTTCGTTGGTAATTTCACCATCTACATCAATGAATGTTACAAAGTATGGTCTTTCTGTGAATTTTTGTGCCTCTACCTTTTCATAAGGCACTTCATTAACTTGTGGGTAACCTTGCTCTTTCTTTTTGAAAGTAACATTACCTGCTACAATGTAGGTGTAGCTATTTGTTGTGTAAAATTCTAATTTCATCGTTCTAAACATTTTAAATGTTAATACTTATTTTAAATTTACAAATTCGGTTGCACTCTCTAAGGTGAACTTCTTAGAGTAGTACTCTTTAGAGTATTTTTTATTCTTTTTTACAAAAGTGTAATAATCTTTTAAAAGTTTTTTGTTTGATTTTACAAAATCAAGTACTTCTTGGCTTGCTTCTTTGTTAGCGTTAAGTTTTGCTTTACTTGCTGCTGCTTTGGCTTCTGCTCTTCTTTCTTCATCTTCTAATTCTTCTTGTAACTTAGCGATGTATTCAGCATTCTTCTGTAATTCGTAAGCAATTACCCACATTTGCTTTTCGCTGAAAAAATCTTTTAAATTTTCAGAAATAATTTTGTGAGCTAATGATGATGTAGGTAAGTATGCCATTAATTTACTTCTGAAAGAATTAGCAACTTGGCGATTCGTTTCTTCTACAAAACTACCAATAGAGCTGACAGTTGATACACTTGGGTTGATGTAAGATACTTGGTTGTAGATGTCTTTAACTGTAACTGTAACTTTCATTTTCTTTGAGTTTTTAATGTTAATAATTGTTCTTATTTTAATTTTACGCTGCAAAGATATTGCAAGATTTTTAATTACGCAAGTGTTTTACTTGTTTTTTCATTTTATTTTGTTTAAAATATAACAAAAAATTGTAAGTGTTTATTTATTAGTTAGTTACAAGATTGTTATTTTTTCATAAAAAAAGGCAAAAGGTAGTGTTATACCCTTTGCCTTGGTGAGTTACTCGTTTTCGTTTATAGGCTGCTCTATCTCATACGTTATAGGTATTCCTATTTCGGTAGCGATGTAATGCTCGATACGCGCGCCCTTGCTGTCTTGCCAGCCTTGTAGCATATAGATAGCCTTGCATTGTAGCAGGGTGGCAATATCTTTGACTATATGCGCTTCCCAAGTGTCGTGCTCTGATAATCCGTTTTCTAAGGGGTTCACGGGTTCATAACCTAATCTTTTCATTACTTTTGCTACAGAGGCAAAGCGTTTGCGGGTTTCGGTGAGGTTAGTGCCTGATATTTTACCTGAGATGTAGATTTTCATTCTTGTTCACTTTTATAGATTTCAATTAGTTTGTACACAAGTGCTTCTTGGGCTTGTTCGTAAGTATTATAGAGAAAAACATCCGTATCCTCGTCTAATATTTCGAATGAAAAACCTTTATTGTTCTTATCTCTATAACGATAGGATACAAGCCCTACAAGATTCTTTTTTCTAAACCACGCTAAGACATCTGTCCAAGTGGGGATAATTGCAATCTTGTCAAGTAAATTCTTGTCAAGTGTTTTGTATGTTAAATTTTTCATTTCACCGCAAAACACTACGTTATGACCTTTATTGCAGTCCTGAACAAGGAAGGGCTCAATTAATTGTGTGTAATCAATAGCAAATGTACAAGGCTCATCAAAACCTATTTCTTTAAGTTCTTGGGCTATATCCAAAGGTACAAGCCAATTGGGGTAATTCAATTTATTCATCTTTGTCATTTATTTTTTGTGATAAATATCCTAAAATAAGGATTAACATAGGTACACTGAATATTGCTAACCCTACTATTATATAATCCTGTAAAGTATCATTAGGATTGTATATTCCTTGTGAATTGCCTTTTTCTGTGTGCAACTTGTTATTATTGTTTCTTCTAATAAATGTAGGGCGAGGTATATACGTGCTATACATATAAGTTTTATTTGTATTTTTCATCTTTGATAAATTTACGATTAATAATTTTACCTTTTCTGTTTTTGATTTCGTTGTATGCGATATTAAGGCAGCCTTCTAAGGTTGTTCCTTTGAGTAGTTTAGTAAAACCATTGAGATGTTTAACAAAGTAGATCATAGCATCATAAACAAAATCCAGATCGTTATTATACTTTGACTTATTACACTCAAATTTGAAAAGATCAATAAGCGTACTATTCACTGAGAATGATTGTTTTAAACAAGTATCCTCTATAATAGGTCGTAGTGATAATCCATTTAGAAATACATTGTTAAAATTCTCATTCCTAAAATAACAGTAATTAATGAGAGTTACAAGAATATCACCAATAGCGTCCTGAATAGCGGTTTTGTCGTTATCATAACACGCCTTGATAAGTTCGCCTACTTCCTCGTGGGTTTTCAGGAGTTCATCAAAGGGCGTTAGTTGCTCATAAATTTCTCTTTCTTTTGCCCACTGATGAATGAGTGGTACGAGTTCTTGGATTGTTTTCATTGTTTCTATTTAAATTTACAAAATTGTTGTAGTAGGTATTTGTTATTGTAAAATCTCTACTTTCTTCTAATATTTCTGAGATAGATTTTCCTGCTTTTTGTTTTTCTGTTATATCTTTTAATACAGATTCTTTGATTTTTTCTACCATTAAAGTATTTTCCATTGTCTAATCTTCTTCTTTATAGTTTAACAATTCGGGGTTTTCATATTGGTTTCCAATAACTTTTGCGCGTTGCAAACACGAACGCCAAGCCTCTTCGTGAAGATTGTAATACCCATTGATGTTGCCTACATTTTTGGCATCGATACGGCAGAATGCCATACATTCCTCTCGGTACACAATAAGGCTGTAACCCCCATAATCGTGGGCAAGAATGTCGCCCTCATAGATTTCAGTGCCATTTTTGTCGTGTTGTCCTGTAAATAGACTTATTGAGTCTTCATTTACTGCGTAATCATCAATAGCATACTCATCGTGAAGTTCGTAATAATGTAAATAACCATATACGAAATCATTAAGAGCCATACTAAATCCTCTAAATTTGATTGTTTTCATTTTCTTTGTGATTTTAATGTTATTAGTTAATTTCTACTTCGTATTCCCAGTAGAGGGCATCTTCCTCACTTATATTATCACTGAGCCAGTTAAAAGCTTCAGGAAATTTGTTTATTTCACTATCACAAATGGAAAATCCATAATCTGCCATTTGTTCTAATTGTTTGGCTACCTCTTCAGGTACTTCTACATCTGATAAACCTACAGAGTAGGTTACTTTTACGGTTAAATCTTTGATTGTTTTCATTTGTTGATATTTTTAGTGTTAATAATCTTACCTAAATATAGTATGAAGTACTTTTTATTGGCTTCTGCGCCCCATTCGGGGTTGCCAGTGCCAAAACGTATAGCTTTTAATTCTATGGTGAGGCTTGGAGCATCACGTGCATAACCATTGCGAAAGACGGCAGTGTCGTACTCTCGTCCAATAAGACGAAGGTTGTAATACGGTTTGATATCGCGATATTCTTCGGTTTTCTCGCCCGATAGTATCATATCAAACCATTTCTTTTTGATGGTGAGATGTAGGGTGTTATTCATTATTCTTTAATTTTAATCGTTTTGCTATTAATTCTACTATATCCACGGTTACAGCATTGCCGATGAGTTTGTAACGTTGTGTTTTAGCAATGGGCTTTATCGTGCCATCGTAGTTACCGTATTGTGTCCAATTATCAGGAAATCCTTGCAGGCGTTCGCATTCTATTTCGGTTAATCTACGTATGCCACCCAATAAGTTATTCTCTTGAAAGGCGTTGCTCGATATGGTTGGGCAAATAGTGAGGTCTGCACCTTTATTTTTACCTCGTGAACGTTGCTTTATAATAAAATCAGAATTATTTCTTGTTAGGGCAGGTGATACTCCTCTTTCATCATATACTCTATTTTGTTGGTAAGGTTGTCTCCCATTTGATTCAGTAGATGGATTTATTTGTATAACGGTCATATCAGAGTGCAAGCCTCCTGACTTTCCGCCACCTGTTAGTGTCCCCGCTTTTTTTGGAATAATGTAAGTATCATCTTGGTTCATATTGCCATTGGCTTTAATTGTTCCACTAATTTGGGTTTGTGATTGACTTTTCGATTTTGTTGTAGGCACAAAATCATTTTCTCCGATAGGAAATACTCTTGGGACACTTCGTCCTGTAAGATGTCCAATAAGGTAAATCCGCTCTCTATTTTGGGGTAGTAGCCAGCTTGTATTAAGCAATTGCCATTCAAGTCTATAACCCCCAATGTTGGCAAAGGCTTGGAGAATTGCCCAAAAATCTGCGCCAGCGTTTGAGCTGAAAGCGCCTTTAACGTTCTCCCAGATAAATACACTTGGTCTGATGTCAGCAATGAGGGCAATTGCTTTTTTGATAAGGCTACTTTTGTTTCCTTTAAGCCCCTCTCTTCTTCCAGCAAGGCTGAAATCTTGACAAGGCGATCCGAAAGTGATAATGTCAATTTCTGTAAAGTCTCCTCCGTGAACAGAGGTAATATCTCCGATGTATTTTGCATTTGGAAAGTTTTTTTTATAGTTTGCGATTGCACTTTTGTCTATCTCTGAAAAATAGTGTTCGGTAAATTGGTAGCCAGCTCGCTGAAAGCCGAGTGAAAAGCCCCCAATTCCGCTGAATAGGTCTATGATTTTCATTATTTTAATAATAATCGTTTTTCAATTTCTTCTTTTTTGCGATTAAAATCCTTGCGAATGGTATCGTAAGGCAAATCGTTTTCTTCGATGTTGTAGGACCTTAATATGTTGATGATAGTAAACTTATAAGGTATACTATAATAATAGTGGTTCATTACTGCCGTGCGAAAGAGCTCTCTGCGAAAATGACTGTCCACGAACTTCACTATTAGTGCGTTCTGTTGTGGCAAGATTATCGCACCACGCTTCTCGTAATTACTTGTATTAATAGTAAGTTGATAGGTTTGCGACAATTCTTTTTTAACGCGGTACTGGTACTCCGATAGGTTGCTTTTGCGCTGCAACACGTTGAGGATATAGATACCTATTTCGTCGCTTGCTTTTGGGGCATACGGCTCACCATAGAGCGTACGCATATACTTAATAAGGTAATTGGGTAGGTTTAAAGTGATGTTAAGCATTTCTTTCATTGTTAATGGTTATCATTTCGTCGTTATAATAGTACTCAATAGCGGTGTTCTTCTCTACAAAAGCGTCCAACTCATTGATATCTTTAGGATATACTGTATATAGGTAAGGCACAAAGTCTTTCAATTTTGTAACCCCATTAATAGCACATAATCCTACTAAATGCTGATGCCAGTAGAGGGCAGCTATATAGGCGTTACTCTTCTTAAAATGCGTAATGATAGGCTCAATACATAGCAGTGGCTTACTGATAAAGTACTCTTTTTTCTTTTTTGTACCCTCGCTATTCGTTACTCGTAATTCTTCATTCATTAAGAATTTTCCACAACTATCATTGGCATAAGTAATAGTAGGGTTGATACAGTGATATAACGGAAAGTCGCTTTTCTTCTCAGGGAATATATCGTATAAAAATTTAAGATATTCCAACAAGTCAAGCTGAGTTCCCGCAGGTAATAGTCCGCCGACTAAAGAGCCTTCACGATAGAGCCCACTCACCACACAATTAGTTTTGTGCAGATAGGCAGAATCTACCTTTATATTCGTCAGCATTTTAAAGAAGTATTCCATTTGTTTATGGTTTAAGGGGTTATGTATTAGGTGTAGTATAGATTTTATCTATAACGAAAAGGAGTGTTTTCAGCATTTTTTTTGAAAAAAAAGTAACTTTTTTCCAAAAAGGGGCATTTTTTTTTCCTACATTTCCGACAAATCCTACAAAGAGTATAAAACACTATTTTTCAGCTTATTGTACTTTGTAATAATCATCCCTTTTGAGAAATCTTGTAGGATTTTGTAGGAAAACAATAAAACTTTCCGACACTTTCCGACATTTCCGACACGCTTTCCGACATAATTTTACTACTTAATAATTTGATTTTTAAATAAATAAGTCTTTGTCGGAAATGTCGGAAAAAAAAACAGTGGTTTTTAGTAAAAAATTGCGCTTTGTAAAAAAATAAAATCAATATGGCAAATCATCTTCATCTACTATTGCATCTGGGATCTTACTATTATTATAGGTGGTAGTCTTAGGTTTTCGTATACGTTGTAATTCTATTTCTGCCATTAGTTCTTCTTTTATATTTACCTTATTTAAGTCGATAAGAAAGGCACTGGTATTACAATTAATTTCCATATTGATACGAGTACTCTTCACTTCATCTTCATAGGCTTCACATTCTTTTATAAGTTTTCTCATTTCTGCTTTTGAGGGTGCTGATTCACGATTTTGTACAAACCATTGCCTCTGAATGATACTAAATACAGTAGTGAAATTAAATTTTAGTAATCCTCCTTCCTCTCTTATATTTACATCTATCCTCAGTGTCTCTCCCTGAGTTAAGCGCATACACGATAGGAAACAATCCCAAAACTTATTGATAGGCGAATCTGTATCAAGTTTGCGACGTTGATTTTCTACTATCTTTTCAAAGTGATCTATCATATCTGCTTTTCCAAAAGGAAAGAACTGTTGCGACTCGAATATATTATATATAGTGTGCAACACGGCTAAATTGTCAATAATACGAGTAGGTACATTCTGCAATTTTTCTAACTTACCTAAAGCAATTTTATTCACGCGATAAGTGTCGAGAAAACGTTCTTCAAAAAGAGTACGCTGGTTGATAAAAGTATTAGATATGCCCGAAATACCTTTGCGAACAATATCTTTCAGTTTATCATATTCTTTTTTCTCTTCTTCACTAAATTCCCTGCTCTCCATTTCTTCCCAAATGAGTCGAGAGATAAGTGCTTCAGCACTGGGGTAATCATTACCTGTAAGTATAGTAGAACTGATGATAGGTACTTCATCTACGGCTACCTTGCTTTCTATAGAGCCACGTTTGTACCCACGTCTATCCCATAAACCTTTGATGATACCATCTACTTGTGGGTTTCCTCTCTTGTATTCCGATAGTTGCGATATACCATTGCTAAATTGTGCAAACTCTCGTATCTGTGCTTTGATAGTAGAAGCTGCTCCCTCCAATTGTATAGCGGTTTGAGGAACTCCCATAAATGATTGTATAGCTTCGCATATATTATCTTTACCAGTTGAAGCTGGTCCAAAATAGAATAGTATAGGAAAGAATCCTGTACAACTCACGACTATGTCTTGAAATAACGAACCTATACCGAAAAGAATACCCGTAATAGCATATCCTCGATGTACTTTATATACTTGTCGAAAATAGTTGTGAATACTCATTTGAGTATCAAATGATTTGAATTTTTTTTGTGCTCCATATTTATAGATATTCTTATCATAGCTTCTATTTGCAGAAGGAATGTAATAGCTTTCGTTTTTAAGTTTAAAAAGTCCTTCTTTATTGATAAGTTCTTCACGTTCCCCTGGTATCACTATCTTATTATTCCATACCCAAAAGCCTTCAGGTTGCCATCCTAATACATCAATTTTTCTTCCGTTACCCATACGGTCAAACAAATAGCGCAAGAGACGTTCGTGTTGTGCAGCTGTACCTGAGAATGAAAAATTACCATAAGAAGTAACCACATTCTTAAATGAAGGGAGGGTGTTTATTTTGTCAGAAATCACATCAAAAATCTTCTCAGTGTTATGTACATTACATATACGTATAAGTTTCATTGGAAACTGTTCATCTTGCATGTGTTGCACTATTTCAATTGAGAAATTGGAAATCGACATAAAGTATTCCTTACCCTCTTTGCCCGCTGATGTATAGATGCGGTTTTGGTGCTGAAATAGTCCGTATTCTATAATTTCATTCTTATATAGGTAAGGGTTTTCTACTTCATCAGGAAAGAGATAGAAGTCGAGAGAACCGTCGCCGTCGCCTACTGGTTTACTAAGGTTAGAGTTCTTTTCTCCCATATCAATAATTATCTCTGGTGTCTTGAGATATTGCTTTTCAACCTTCTCAGATTTTGAAGCTACCTTAATTTTAAACATCTCTTTGAGCTGCTCAGCATACGCCTCGCGGGTAGTGTCATCAGGAATACAGCCTACGAGTTTGCCAGCCAATTCGGTGAGGTTCTTTTTATCTTCGGGCAATAGTAATGGCTTTTTACTTTCGCCGTGCTTCTCAGTATAGCGGTCGAGTGCAGTGCGGTAGGCTTCGCCAATAAGGTGCACTATAGCATCGTTGCGCGAGTATTTGATAAGTTCTACCGCATTGGGGCGTTGCCCTATACTGTCAGGGTCTTCTTTGTCTTCCGACGGGAATACCACTAATTCGGCAAACAAACCCGCTTGCAGTATCAGCTGTAAATCACGCTCGGCAGCCGTTTGCCCTGCGCTATCGCTATCGCGGAAGATAATCACCTTGCGGCAAAGTTTCTTCAGCTGTGCCAAGTGTTGTGGCGTGAGAGCCGTGCCCAAGGTAGCAACAGTATTGGCAAACCCTATCTGATGCATACGCATTACATCGGTATAGCCTTCTACCAAATACACCTCGCCCGTATTGGCAATGGTATTACGCGCCAAATGGAAGCCGTACAGCAAGTTAGATTTATCGAATAAATCAGACTCAGCACTATTGATATACTTAGGTTGCTTCTTATCGTTAGTAAGTATTCTACCGCCAAAGCCTACACAATGCCCGTACTTGTCACAAATAGGGAAGATAATACGCCCTTTGAAGAAGTCGTAATAATTACCTTGGGAATTTTTTCGCAACAGACCTAATGCTTCGCCATCGCTCACGATAGCCTTCTCTTTGAACGCCTCGTACAAGCCTGCCAAGGCATAACCAATACCGAAGTTATCGACAATCTCATCGGTAAAATTACGGCTAAGCATATAGCGTTTGGCTTCGCTCTCGGGGGGCAAACTCACGAAATTCTGACGGTATATTTCAGCAGTTTTCTTGAGTATTTGTGTAAGGCTCTGCTTTTGGGTGCGCTTTTCTTTTTGCTCGTCGGTTTCCTTTTCGTATTCTATAGGAATGTTAAGGGTTTCGCAGGCGATTTTTACCGCCTCGAGGAAATCAACTCCCTTATAGGCTTGGATAAAGTCAATAATGCTCGTACCTCCTTTGCCAGAGCCGAAGTCTTTCCATATATTCTTTACGTTGGAAACCTTGAAGCTGGGGGTGCGTTCGTTTTTGAAAGGCGAGCACCCCTCCGCCGTTCCGTTGTTACGTATCTTATACGAAGCATCGGTATACACCCTGCCAATAGCTTGACAAAGGTCGGCTTCGTATAATTTATCTATGACTGATGATTTGATCATAATCAGTTCCTTTCTTCAAAAAGTTTATTGAATTGCTCTTTTCCCATTTTTCCAATAGCTTCTGCTACATTAGAGTAGCCGAGTTTTTTAGCAAAAGAACTCTTTTGATCATATAAGTCACCTAACAATTTCGGACTACAGTCTTTCATTGTTAAAGGTACTATGCCTGAGTCTTGCATTTGTTTAATTCCTTGAAGCTGTATCTTGGCAGAATTGATAATGGTATTAGCAACATTAGTCATCGCTTGTGCTTTTGAAGTATCAACACGCTCCTCTTTGATGTCATCTAAAAGTTTGAATAAGGTTTCGTTTAAGTCGTCTAAGTTCATTTTGTTAGCTGTTTTTTTAGTTTAGAAATTTGTTTTATAGCTGTTTTTAACTCATTAGGATAACGGTGAATAGTATTTTTTTGCATAAGTTCTTCATTGCTCACACACACCAAATTTTCCAAACAGCAATCGAGCGTATTCCCATTCTTAAAAATGATATTATACCCTTTAGGTATTGTTCCGTGTGCTTGCTCCCATAGATAACGGTGCTTAGGTATTGCTTTTCTCGCTCCTGGTATCTTAATATAAATGTAAGAAGTACCTTTTTCTTTGCGAATCACTTCTGTATAATCAGTGAGGGTATTATGAGGTAAATGCCCTTTCTTAAAAAAAGTGTGTTTTACCTTCTCATAAGTTTCTTCTGACATTTTGACACCTTTGTTTTCAGGAATTTTCCCTTTTTGATATCTACTAATTAGCGATTTTTCTTTCAGTAGTTCGCTATACCCTAAGCGGTGTGCTTCTTTTCTGATTGTAACACAACTTCTATTTAATACCTTGGCTATCCATTTTAAAGAATGATTACGAATATGTTCGTGAATAAAAGTATGCTCTTCTTTTTTGAAAGGTTTTTTACTTCCCTCACTTTTGAAAAAATCACATAATTCAGCCGATATTCTAAGGTTGTTTTTACGCATAAATCTCTGAACTGCACAAGGTGATACACCTAATGTTTTTGCAATTCTTTTACCTGATAGTTTTAGGTAATGCTCACGAATGAACGCAGCCTTTTCTGGGGTGATTACAGATTTCATTCTTATTGTATTTTTTCTAATTGTGTTACTTATCTAATCTCCTCTCAAATCGGTTATTAATTATTTTTGTAAGGTTTTAGTTTATAGTAATTTTCAAAGTCTATTAACCATTGAGGTTTTTTTGTCTTTTTGTTTAAAAAGTTTAGCAGTTCTGAATGATACTTCTGAAATATGGTTATTAATTCTGCTTTAGGTGTTTCTCCTGCTAATATATTCAGGCGTTTTTGCGCTATATGAATATCTTGATTAAGTTTGAAATTATGAGTACTTTCCTCTGTATAACCTCCTATCTCCAACACCCACGCTAATAACTGGCAACAGCGTGCATCTGAAAGTACTTTTATTCCCGCCTGCTCTGCGGTCTCTATGATTGATTTATATAGTGTTTTCATATAAAATCTTTTTTCAAACATTTATTTAATGGTATATCCCATATTCTTTCCATCCTTCTTGTTGGCAATTTACAGGCGTATAAAGGTCTGTATATACGAGGTAACGATAGAAGGTTGTCTTTGATATTTTTAGTTTTTTGGCAATGATTTTTTTCTGCGTACCCTTTTCTAATTCTTTGACGATCCATTCGTGTTTCTCGGTACATTTTGAGTTGAGCCTACAGCGGAAACCTCTTTGCCTACCAAGTACCATCCCCTCTGCTTTTTTGCGTGCCAACGCCTCTTTAGTACGCTGGCTGATAAGGTTACGCTCAATCTCGGCTGATAGACCAAAAGCAAAAGCAAGCACTTTGCTCTGTATATCATCTCCTAAGCGGTAATTGTCTTTAATAGTCCATACACGGCACTCTTTGGTCATACATATATTGAGAATTTCCATTATCATAAACAAGTTACGCCCTAATCGTGACAGTTCACTACAGATAATAATATCATCTTTCCTTACTTTTTTTAACAACTTGCCCAATTGGCGTTTGCTATAACTTTTGGTGCCGCTAATGGTTTCTTCAATCCAATCGTCTATTAACAATCCTTTTTTCTCACAAAAGTTTGTAATTTCAAATCGCTGGTTCTCTATTGTTTGTTTATCGGAACTCACGCGTATATATCCGTATACCATAGTTATTTTATTTCTAATTGTACTACAAAGCCGAGTTTCATTAAGTTTTTGGCTTGTGTAGTGTTCATTACTTCTTCGTTATAGGCATAGATAGTATGTTTGTGCGGTTCTACTCTATAGCCTTTTCTTTTTAGTCGGTAAGTATTGTTGTATATCTTCCGCTTTTCAGATGACACCTTATAGGTAGTCTTTACCTTGGCAGTAGCACTTATCGGAGCTACCTCGAAGAGGAGGTGAGGAGGGTGTATTTGTTTTTGAACTCTCTTGCTCTTTTTTGGAAATCGGCGATGATTCGCTCTCTTAACTCGTTTTCGTCCCATAGTTGTTTCTTCTTTTTCTTTTTAGTTGTTGGAATGCTTTCTACATTGGTATTCAATAGTTGGCGCAAGCGTTCACGCTGGGTATTATCCAACGCCTGGGCAACCTTGTACACTGTTTCAGCATCCATTGAAAAACATTTTAATAGTTATATCACATCGCAAAACATACGACTGATAAGAATACCAAAAAGGATTGTGCGCAACTCTACACGGCACAAACGACAATCTTGGTCGAGATGATAATAAGTGATTCGTTTAAACATAATGTGGAGGATTTAAAGGTTAGACATTTCAAACAGTTTCTCATTTGGTACTCCTGTAATTTCAACAAGTGCACTTCTACATTTTGTAGTGTCAAGTTTCTTATTATTGTTATCTATGTACCTATTTACAGTATCATAACTAACACCAATAGCTAATGCAAGTTGCATTCTTCTTGTTTGCTTTTCTCCTTTCTCAGAGAAAAAATTAATAATTTCTTTGGTCAAATTCATTTTATTCTATAATTTTACCCCTGCAAAGTTGCATAGGCAGTTTTGCGAGGGCAAAAATAAAGAACATTCTATATACTACAAAATTTTTATAGAATTATTTTTAAAGAAAAATTATATTTATATGGAAACATCTGAAAATCAAAGGCTAATTGAAGTACAAAAAAAGTTAGGTTTTAGTTCTCAAAAGGATTTTGCCGAAGCTTTAGGAATAAAACAAGGTAGTTTAAGTGATATTTATAGAGAAAAAAAAGGAATAAAAGTTTCCTTATCTATAAAAAAAACTCTAAAAAAAGAATTTTCTATTAACATTAAATGGTTAGAAACAGGAGAAGGAAATATGTTTGAAGAACCTGTTTTAGAAGCTGAAAATTGGATAGTAGATGATTTAAGCAGGTATAATAGTCCAAATCACGATAAAACATCCTTAGAAAGATTAGGATTGCGTTTGGATGAACTTTGTAGAGTAAAAAATATGAATTATCAAGATTTATCAGAGTTGATAAATGTTGATTATGTTGAGTTAGTTTCGATTATTTCAGGCAATAAACCTACTCCTGCAAGTCTTTTAGAAAAAATAATGGACAATATTCCTGAAATTAGACCTCTTTGGTTGATATTAGGGTATGGTGGTATTTTTAAAGAAGCCGCTGATAATAAAGATGAAGAAATAATAAGATTGAAGCAGGAGATTGAAAAATTAAAAAAACGCACTAATTCAACCGAAAATGTGGATAGAAAAACCGCATAAAAACAAACCTAAAGTCATTGATTTTTACCCAAAAAGGTAGATAAAACGAATACTAATAACGCATACAAACCACTATATTTTTAGCAAGTTTTTTAGTTTTATAGTGTTGTAAAACAGAAAGTTATGAATTTTTAAACTATATAGTTTTAAACTCATAACCCGAAGGTCACTGGTTCGAGTCCAGTTCCCGCTACAAAATAGGCGTAATTAGTTTGATAATCAACTAATTACGCCAAGTTTTTTTAAATGTATGGGTCTTGTTTGGGGCTTTTTCTTGCACCTAACTATCAAAAACTTCAAAATGATTATCTTCATAAAAAAAGATAATACGCTTAATTTTCTTTCCTACAGTATTATTCACTATAGAAGGTAAATGAGATAATTCTGATACCTCTTTATCTAAACTAACTTTTTTTTCTTCTTTAATAGGAGAAGATAGAGTAGGAGAGGGGCTTTCCATTTCTATTTCTGGAATATCACTAAATAAGTCTGGCTGTTGTATTTTTTTAGGTACAGAAACTTCTTTCTCTTCTTTGCGAGGGAAAGTTCCTTTTCCTTGAGTAATCCAATACATATCTACCTCTGGAAATTTTTCTATGAGTTTTAAAATAAAATCTAAACTCGGCTTATTGCGTTCTGATAGAAGATGTGATATTCCTGAACGTTGAATTTCTAAAGCATCAGCAAAAGCTGCTGCATTTAATCCATAATAATCCATCACTTGTTGCAAGCGAATAGAAAAGTCTGATGC